TAAGGAGCGAACTGTTATTTCGCTCCTCTATTTTGTTTTAATAGAGGAGTGGTAAATGAAAAAAGAAAAAATTTGTGGAATTTATAGGATAATCTGTACTTCAACAAAAAAATTTTATATTGGGCAAGCAATAGATATTGAAAAAAGATGGAAAGATCACGTTTATGAGTTAGACAAAGATATTCATTTTAATGAATATCTTCAAAGGTCTTGGAGTAAGTATGGAAAAGAAAACTTTGAATTTGAGATACTTGAAAATTGTTTGCAAAATGAATTAAATGATTTAGAAATTTTCTACATAGAAAAATTTGATTCCGTTGCCCCAAATGGATTTAATTTTACATATGGGGGAAAGAGTGGGGCAAGAAGTGAAATAAGTAAAATTAAACTATCTGATGCTATTGCAGGAAGAAAAGAGAAAAAATCTTCATCTATTTATTATGGTGTTACTTTCGATAAATTTACTGGAAAATGGATGGTTGGATTTACAAATAGAAGAAAAAGAATTTATTTAGGTAGATTTGAAAACGAAATAGGAGCCGCTATAGCGTACGATGAATACGTAGAACAAAGTGAGTATAACGGCATACATCCTTTGAATTTTAAAGAAAAAGATATTAGAGAAGCAATAAAAAACATACTAAATGAAGAAAAAATCAAATATCACAAAGAACATAAAGAAAGGAAAAAACATAAAGGAATAATACCAAATAAAGAAACAAAAAAGAGAAAAAATTCATCTTCTAAATATCTTGGAGTATTTTTTGATAAATCGAAAAACAAGTGGGGAGCGGCTCTTTGTTATAAAAAGGAAAAAATAAGCATAGGATGTTTTGTTGATGAGATAGATGCCGCAAAAGCCTATGATAAATATGTTATAGAAAACAACATAGATAGAGAATTAAATTTTAAATTCTAAGTACTAGCATTCTTTATTTTTAATAATTGGAGGTGTGCTATTTATACCGGAGTAAGAGATGTCCAACTCACAGATGAAGAACTTGCAGATTTCTATAATGGTAAATTGAGATATGATTTAATGTTGAATGAGTATTTATTGATACATGATTCTGAAGGGAAAATTATTGATAAATATAAAAACGAAAAAGGTAAAATAATAAAAGTAAAGTATAAGGCGTTTGATTCTAAGATACTTGGAAAAGTGAAAGCTAGAAATGATAGGCAAGAATTATTTTTCGATTTATTAGAGTCGGATATCCCTTGTGTTTGTGTTAGTGGCCCTGCCGGATCAGGAAAGTCATTCGTGAGTACATCTTATGCTTTGAAAGAATTGGATGCGGGGAAATTTGAAAAGATTGTTATCATAAGAAATAATGCAGTTGTTCGAGATGTAGATGCAATTGGGGCAACTCCTGGTGATGAAATTGCAAAAATGAAATTTCATTGTATGTGGGTTGCGGATATTGTAAGTGATTTTTATTTGGATAATTTGTTGAATCAAAATAAAATAGAACTTGCGTATATAGGAACATTGCGATCAAGAAGTTTCTCTAATTGCTTAATTCTAGTCAACGAGTCTCAAAATCTAACAAGTAATCTTGCGAGGCTAGTTATCTCTCGTGTTGGAGAAAATAGTAAAATTATTTGGGATTTTGACGTAGAACAAACGGATAAAAATTCTTACAGCAAAGACAACGGTATGCTTGCTTTGGTTGAAGGATTAAAAGGACAACCGCTCGTTGGAATGGTAGAATTATTAGATGTTGAGAGGTCTGAAGTTGCTAAACTTGCTAGTTTAATTAAATAACAAAATACCACCAAATATATTAGTTATATAACTAATATATTTAGTTACGCCAAGATCATATAGAGGCCGATTATAGTACACCTGTAATGTACTGGAGAAATCCCACGCGAGTTCGAATCCCGCTCTTGGCTCTAGTTATACGCAACACTCAACAAAAATCAAATAGACTTAAATAGTTTTGAAAGGAGTTAATAAATAACCAAAAATGGTTGCTAAAAAAGCACCTAAACAAAGACCTGTTAATCCATCAGACAGGAGACTTAAGGAAAACAAAAATAATAAACCTATTATAACATCAAAACAAAAAAATACGGATTTATTAGATGGTGAACATCCAGAAAAAATAGAAATAACTGATTGTTATTGTAGAAGATGTATGGAAATTAAAAAAGCAGATAATTTTTTTAAAGCGACAGATACGATTTTAGATAAAAATGAAAAAATGTCTGTTTGTAAAGAGTGTGTTTCTGATTTATATATTAGATATTGGAATATCGAAAAAAACCTAGATAACGCAATGTTGAGATTGTGTAGGATTTTAAATTGGAGATATGAAAAAGATTTAATTCCAACATTAGAAGATCAACTCGAAAAAGCAGGAAAATCACCAGATGACCCAACCGTTCCGGGTTTATATAGAATAAAAATTACAATGAAATCTAAACATGAACAGGGTGGTAATTTCTTTGGGAGTAAGTCGAATGATGATAGTTTAAGTTTTAGAGAACCAATGGATAGACCGACTATTGAAATTGATGAAGATGCGTTTGGCGAAGAAACACCTAATCTAAAAGTTTTTTGGGGAGAGTCGTTTTCTTATCAAGATTATGTTTTTCTTGAAGCCGAATTAGCATTATGGAAAGGAAGCCATAAAGCAGATACTTATGCTGAAATCTCTTTGTTGAAAGAGTTATGTTATAAAGAGTTAGAAATTAGAAAGGCAAGAATTGAACAAAAATCAACGTCTGCTTTAGTTAAAGAAAAACAAGACTTAATGAAAACAGCGAGTGTTGATCCCGCTAAGGCAAATATGGCTTCATCTGGTAAGAGTATGGACACTTTTTCTGCGTTTATTAAAACTATTGAAGAAACTGAACCCGCTGAATATTACAAAGATAAAGAGTTATTTAAGGATTTTGATAATATTGCTTTTTATTTTGAGAAGTATGTTCGTAGACCCTTGAAGAATTTTGTAACTGGCAGTAGAGATTTTAATGTTGATGCGGATTCAGATAACGATGAAGAGTATGATGATTATGATAAATACGGGCCAACTCCAGACGTAATTGAGGAGGATGTTAAAGATGGCGGGAAAGACGAGAGTATTTCAGGATAGTTTTTCTAAAAATAATAATACTCATGATGTCTTTAGAAAACCTAAAGATATGGTTTTACATAAAGATTTAGAACAAAATAAAAGGGATAGGTATAAGTTATGGATAACTTTTTTTAGAAGGAATCCTGTTAGATTTATTCAAACTTATTTTGGAATAACTCTTTATCCATATCAGCAATTAATGATTTGGGTTTTGCAAAGAAGTAATTTAGGATATATAGTGGCGAGTCGTGCTGCTGCTAAAACTTGGATTTTAGCCGTATGGAGTTTAACGTTATGTGTGTTGTATCCGGGTATTAAAGTAGTAGTAGTAGCAAAAACATTAAATCAAGGTGGTCTTATCCTGCGGGAAAAGATGAAATCTTTAATAGATACTTATCCAAATGTTGCACGAGAAATAAGAGGTATAACAACTAACGCAAATGTAAATGAATGTATATTTCATAATGGCTCAACAATAAAAATTGTTCCGGCTTCAGAATCAGCGAGAGGATCAAGGGCAAATTATGTTATCGTTGAAGAATCAAGACTTGTCCCAAAAGACATTCTTGAACAAGTTATAAAACCATTTCTTTTTTCAAGAATTCCTCCCTACAGACTAAACCCAGAATATGCGAAAGACAATGATTTAAGGGAAGAAGGAATTATCTCATACATAACTTCGGCGTGGTTTTCATCGGAATATTGGTTCCAATATGTTAAATCGTGTATCCGAAGAATGGTTAGCGGGGATGATACCGCCAATTTTCTCGCTTTTGATTATTTAATTTCTGTTTATCATAATATTAAAACAGAAGAAATGATAAAAAACGAGATGTCCGAAAATGATGAAGTCGGGATTCAAATGGAATATTATAATATTCCTTCTTCTACTTCAAACAGATCATATTTCAAAACATCACAATTTAATCGTAATGTAAAGAGGGCGTTTTATCCCCAGAAAGAAGATACTTATGATTCTAAAAAAAATCCATACGCAATTCCAAAAACAAATGGAGAAATAAGATTTGTTTCTGTAGATATCGCCACAAGAAGCGGTAGAAAAAATGATCAATCTATTATATCTGCAATAAGATGTATTCCTATGATCGGAAAAGGAATGGAGAGAACTCTCTTATATATGGAAAGTCATAAAGGAGAACACACAGGTATTCAAGCGAAAAGAATTAAAGAAATATTCACTGACTTTGAAGCTGATTATCTTGTACTAGATTTGCAAAATGCAGGGATAAAATTATTGTCCTCTCAATAAGTGATTATTGAGTAATAAATTGCGGAATAAAGCAGGAAAATCCTAAAAGTAGGATAACCCGAACCGAAGGCTATTTTAAAACAATAGTCAGGGGCAGAGCATACGAAGTGAAACTTGAAAAAGAATATAATCTTCGCACGAGTCCGCGATATGTTTATAGGAGAAAAATGTTAATTTCTAAAAAAGTTATAACAAAGTGGAACGCAAAAACAAAAGTATATTATGAATCTCTTGGTTATCAATATACAAAAATGAGAGATGAATTTGAAGTAAATGTTGAAGATTTATCTAATTCTAGTTGTGTAAGAATAATGATAGAGTGTGATTATTGTCATACTGAATTATCTGTTATTTTTCATCATTGGTTAAAAAGTTATAATGATTCTATAATCAAGAAAGACACTTGCCATGATTGCGCGTATCTGAAAGCAAGAGAATCAATTGCTATTACCTATGGTGTTTCAAATATGATAGATATTCCTGGGTCAAAAGAAAAAAGAAGCGCAACAATCTTAGAAAAATACGGAGTTGAAAATGTTTTTCAATTAGAAGAAGTGAAAGAGAAAATAAAAAAAACAATGATTGAAAAATATGGGAATTCTTCTTTCACAAGAACAGAACTATATGCGGAAAAATCAAATGCAACATCTCTTGAGAGATATGGTAAAACATCTTGGATGAAAACAAAAGACGCAAAAGATATGTTTAGCGGTGAGAATAGCCCTGTTTGGAAAGGCGGAATACATGATCCACGTTGGGATAGACTTCAACCAATATATAAAGAATGGAGAAATAAAGTTTTTGGCAGAGATAGATATATTTGCCAAAAATGTTTAGAAAAACCATTTAGAGTAGAAGCACATCATATCTTAAATTGGAATGATAACCCTGATCAAAGATATGAAATAGATAATGGGATAACACTTTGTTTAAAATGCCATTCTTCTTTTCACAGCAAATATGGGAAAAGAAACAATGACTCGGAACAATTAACAGAGTTTCTTAATGAAACATAAAAAGATATGCCGAACTAATAGGTAACTATTAGATCATTTAGATAAAAAACTAAATGGATAACAAAAATTGAGCAATTTTTGATAATCTATCACAAGTAACTCCGTCTGACGAAAGAGGGATTAATTTTCCAGCTTTAACCGTTGTTGGCAGAGAATTTGATATAGTTGAAGAAAAACTTAGAGATGAACTTGAGAAAAGAACTCTTGGGGCAAATGCCCTTCCAGTTATATTCCCAATATTAGCAAATGCAAATTTAAATTCGCAAATTGCCGTATATTTTAGATCATCTCTTCAAAAGAAACTTTGGAATTTTCTTATTCCTGATGGGGATGCTGAAACATTCTTGATCAAGTATCAAAAAGAATTTATGAAAAACCCAAATGATGAATCTAGTTATGGTTTTTTCATGAACCCATACGTCCAGACAGGATTATTTATAAGTGAATGTTGCGGTCTAGACTTAATTTTAACTGGCGGGTTAATTAAACTGCAAGAACATAGTGGGGCGACAAAAGATCGTTTTTCTTCAGTTTCGTATTGTAATTGGGTTATATCTTCACATTTCGACAAATTCTTATTAAGAGAGATCGAGGAACAAGATAATTTGAGTGTATACGAGTCAATGACAATGGTGTTTTAACCCTTGACAAAATCAATATTATGTGATAAAATTATTTGATGAGATAGGATATAATAGTTAGGCATAACTTTATATCTGA